CATAATGGTGCTGCTGAAAACTCGGTATGTTATCCTATTAAACCAGACCACTATAACGGCCCTCATCCTTCTGAATATAAAAAAACTTGGCAAGAATTAGATAAGGCGTTAAAAACAGAACTTGGTTTGGGTAGTAGCGCATTATCAACATTATACCCACCTGATGGGTTTATCGGTTGGCACAATAACGCCAACGCATCACAACATAATCTTATATTCACTTGGTCGCAAGATGGTGATGGTTGGTTTAAGTATATAGACCCCGTGACACAGGAAGTGATTACTATACAAGACGAAAAAGGTTGGAACTTGAAGGCAGGACACTTTGGCGCATATGGCTCCGGAGATGTGGTGTATCACGCAGCAAGAACCAATTGCTATAGAATGACACTATCCTATGTACTAGGACATGATGAGCAATATTGGGAAGATTGTATTGACTATATCACCAACCCGTGATATAATACCGTATTACCCACTACAAGGCACTATATAATGATTAATCTAGAAAACATTCTAAAAGAATGGGAAGAAGACTGCGCTATACCTCAACATCAATTGGATGAGGTATCCCGTCAAACCCCATCACTTCACGCGAAGTACTTACAATATCACGCACTCGCCAAGTTACAACTTAAACGTAGTGAAAATAACCAAAAAACATTACTTAAACAAAAGTGGTTGTACTATAACGGAAAGATGGATGAACAAGAACTACGTGCCACTGGATGGGACTTAGACCCATTCAATGGTCTAAAAGTACTAAAAGGTGATATGGATCTATATTATGATTCAGACCCCGAAATTCAAAAGTCCGAAGAACTGATTGCGTATCATAAGACACTTACAGAAACCCTAAGTAGCATCGTGGATACGTTAAAATGGCGTCATCAAACAATAAAAAATATTATAGAGTGGAGAAAGTTCGAGGCCGGTGGATAATAAAATAAGAATTAGGATGAAGGATCACTCCCATTTCATGGTCGAGGCTCATCCCGCACAGGAAAACGAATTAAGAGAGTATTTCTCTTTCTTCGTGCCTGGCCACAAATTTATGCCCGCCTTTAAACGTAAAGTTTGGGACGGTAAAGTAAAACTTTTTAACTCAGTGACCAAACAAATGAACGTTGGGCTGTATAGTCACTTNCGTCGTTTNTGTGCGGATAGATTCTATAAGTTAGAAATACTTGAACATGAAGTTTATGGAATACCAAGCGCAAAAGACGATGTTGACCACCCAACGTTAGTTAAATTTCTGTCATCACTAGGTAGTCCATATGAGCCTAGAGATTATCAATACAAAGCAATCGCTCATGGTATAGAAAACTACCGTTCTATTCTATTATCCCCTACAGGTAGTGGTAAGTCGTTTATCATTTATAACTTGATGCGTTACGCCCTAGAGGCCACTGATGGTAATATATTAGTAATTGTCCCTACCACATCTTTGGTAGAACAGATGTATAAAGACTTTGAAGATTATGGATATGATGTTGACAAGTACTGCCACCGCATATACTCTGGTAAAGAGAAAGTCACTGATAAACGTATTATCATATCAACATGGCAGTCAATATATAAGTTTGGTCATGAATGGTTTGAACAATTCGAAACTGTCTTTGGGGATGAAGTACATCTTTTCAAAGCAAAGTCATTAACCACAATGATGGATAAGTGTACTAACGCCAGATATCGTTTTGGGTTAACGGGGACACTGGATGGTACGGAAACTAACAAATTGGTGTTAGAAGGTTTATTCGGCCCGACCTTTACGGTGACTAGTACTGTGGCATTACAAAAGAGTAAACAACTTGCTGAACTTGACATCTCAATTCTATTAATGCGTTATCATAATGATGTATGTAATATGGTGAGAGAATATAATTATCAGGATGAACTGGACTATATTGTCCGATATGAACCACGTAATAAGTTTATAAGTAAGCTTGCAATCGACCAAAAAGGGAATACCCTAGTAATGTTTCAATTTGTCGAGAAACATGGAAAGGTATTATATGAGATGATTCGAAACCTAGTAGATGAAAACCGTAAGGTATTTTATGTATCAGGGGAGGTCGATGCCTCGAATCGTGAACAAATACGAGGTATTGTAGAAAAACAAAATGATTCTATTATTGTTGCTTCTCTTGGGACTTTCAGCACTGGCATCAACATCCGCAATTTGCATAATATCATATTCGCGACTCCATCCAAATCCCAAGTTAAAGTCCTCCAGTCTATTGGCAGGGGTNTACGTCAATCTGACGATGGTAGGACTACTAAGCTTTTTGATATCGCTGATGATATGCATGTGGATAGTCATAAGAACTTTACTTTAAAACATAGCGCTGAAAGAATAAAGATATATACTAAGGAAGGGTTCTCTTATAAGATATATCCTATAGACTTGAAACCAATTAAAGGAAATGATAATGACGACAGCATCGAAGGAACGTTCTCTTAAACAGTTAAAATTAGTTACTGGTGAAGAACTTATCTGCGAAATATTAGACGAAGACGACCGCACAATCACCTTTAACAATGCTCTCACATTAATCGAACAGACTCATAGTGATGGTAGTAAATACTTTACTTTCAGGAACTTCATGGTATATCAGGATAGTCCTCTAAATGTAATGTTGTTAATGAGTGATAAAATTATGTCTGTTGCTGTACCTACGGTGGACATGATAGGTCAATACAAGTTGGCTTTATCAGAGATGGCAAAACAGATAGAAGAATGGAATAATATTGCTGATGATGAAATTACAACAGATGATTTTATTAATGAATGTGAATCCTACTCTCTAATAGACTCTGATGTGAGTGGATTTATTGTTCATTAATTGCTTATATTACCCCTGCGTCGACAAGCTAGATTATACATTATAAACATACGTTTGTCAAGTTTTATTTTTATTATATTAGGATTATTTTATGAAAGTTGGTTTTACCGCCTCAACCTTTGATTTATTACATGCGGGTCACATATCAATGTTACGTGAAGCGAAGACTCAGTGCGATTACCTTATATGCGCACTTCAGATAGACCCTTCTACAGACCGCTCAGAAAAAAACTCTCCTGTTCAGACCTTGGTTGAAAGATACACCCAATTATCTGCAGTTAAGTATGTGGATGAGATAATCCCGTACCAGACCGAAAAGGACTTGGAAGACATTCTAAAGATGGTTGATATCGATGTTAGAATCATCGGAAAAGAATACCAAGACAAAACTTTTACAGGTCGTGCTACTTGTGCTGCCCGTGGTATTGAGATATATTTTAATAAAAGAGACCATAGATTTTCAACCAGTGACCTCCGCAAACGAGTGGCCATGAAAGACCCCCTTGTCTCACTAAAAGACCAAACTATTACTTGACTCAGCACCTATATTGTTATATAATGGCTACTAATCAAAAAGGCTTACATAATGAAACCAAAAGATAAACCACATTACGTTAACAACAGAGAATTTTCGCAATCAGTCGTAGACTACTGTTCAGACTTACAGCAGGCGAAAAAAGATGGTGACCCTCTCCCTATAGTTACCAATTATATTGCAGAATGTTTCTTGCGCATATCAGAAGGTCTATCGCATAAGGCAAATTTTGTTCGTTATACCTATCGTGAAGAGATGGTGATGGACGCGGTCGAGAATTGTCTTAAAGCAATTGAGAATTATGATATTGACGCCGCGACTCGTTCAGGTAATCCCAACGCATTTGCGTACTTCACACAGATATCATGGTATGCCTTCTTACGACGTATTCAGAAAGAGAAAAAGCAACAAGACATCAAAATGAAATTCATCTCTGAGGCAGATATTTCTCAATTCTTTGAGGAAGAAAATGGAGGTGCTAATTCAGGTGATGTTAATAGTGTAGTTGATACTCTACGTCTACGTATTGACACAGTGAAAGCCGCAGATAATGAATTCAAAGTATATGTACAGGAAGAAAAGAAAATGCGCAAACGCCGTGCGGTAAACGTTGATTCAGATTTGTCCGATTATATAGAATAATACTTGACATAACACTCATAGTATAGTATAATACCCACACTGAATAATTAACTCGAGTATTATATTATGCTGATAGCCATCTTAAATGATACACATTGCGGTGTACGTAATTCTTCTGATATTTTTATTGAATATCAAGAAAGATTCTACACCGATGTATTTTTCCCATACTTACAAGAACATGGCATCTCTCAGATTTTACATCTAGGAGATTATTATGACAACCGTAAGACCATCAACCTCAAGGCATTAAACCACAACCGTCGAGTATTCCTCGATAGATTGCGCGAACTTGGTATCACTATGGATATTATTCCGGGCAATCATGATACTTATTTCAAAAACACCAATCGACTTAATTCATTAAAAGAGTTGATGGGTCATTATATGAATGAGGTCAATATAGTAGAAGAACCTACTGATATGAAGCCAATCGACTTAATTCATTNAAAGAGTTGATGGGTCATTATATGAATGAGGTCAATATAGTAGAAGAACCTACTGATATGAAGTATGGTGATAATACTATTGCTCTAGTTCCTTGGATTAATCCTGAAAACGAAAAAGACATACTGAAGTTTCTCGCAAACACTAAGTCTAAGATTTGTGGTGGTCATTTTGAGTTGGCGGGATTTGAGATGGATAAGGGTCTTATGTGTAAAGAGGGTATGAACCCTGCTCCACTAGAAAGGTTTGATTTAGTATTATCTGGTCACTTCCACACCAAGTCTAACAATGGCCATATCCATTACTTGGGTGCGCAGATGGAGTTCTTCTGGAATGATGCTCATGACCCGAAGTACTTCCATATACTTGATACTGAAACAGGGGAATTAACTCCTGTACAAAACCCCTTGACAATATACCATAAAATACATTATAATGAGGACACAATAAGTCACTTCGAAGATTTATCTTACCTTGACAATAAGTTTGTCAAAGTAGTCGTAACTAACCGTTCAGATATGATGAAATTCGAAAGATATATTGAACGCATCAACAACCAGAAAATATATGAGTTGAAGATAGCGGAGGATTTTCGTGAGTTCCGTGGTGAAAATGTCAGTGATGCCGATTTACAGGTTGACGACACGGAAACTTTAATATACAATTATATTCAAGAAGTGGACACTGATTTGGACAAAGACCGTATAAAACATCTAGTATCAGATTTAATGATTGAAGCGCAATCGGTAGAAATAGCATGATTAAATTTCAGACCTTAAAATGGAAGAATTTTCTTTCTACAGGTAACTATTTCAATGAGATTGATTTCTTAGAGGCTCCGACCAACCTTATTGTTGGTCAGAATGGTGCGGGTAAGTCGACAATGCTTGATGCGTTGTCATTCGCATTGTTTGGTAAACCGCATCGAAAGATTACTAAGAAACAGTTAATAAACACTATTAACAATAAAGATTGTGTTACTGAAGTAAACTTTACTGTAAATGGTATAAGCTATCGTATTGTCCGTGGTATTAAACC